CGTTGACACCTCTTTGAGCGAAAGAACCGTTAGAACGGCTCTACGGCGCTTAGACGGCGATTTTATCGCGGTGCAGAAGCGCCGAGGGAAAACCGGACAACAAGCAGCAAGCGTTTATCGTCTTTCGTTTTGTTCGCCAACAGGCAAAAATAGCACTCTGGTGCCAATCCCAGGAGGCAACCATTGCCTGTCCCAGGAGGCAACCATTGCCACCATATATAAAGAGGAACCGTCAATAGAACCGTCACTATATAGATCCAGCAAGCAGATCAATGAAAACGCGTGGCGAGATTTCGTTAATCACCGAAAAGAAATCAATAGAAAGCTAACGCCTGGAGCTGAGAAAAAGAATCGGCAAGTTTTGGCAGGGCTACCGTTTGATGATCAGCAAGAGATCGTTGACCAAGCGATTCGGTCTGGATGGACCGGACTGTTTCCGTTGAAAAAGGGAGGAGGCAATGGAGAAAATTCAAGAAGTCTTAGCGCGGTCGACCGAGTCAGGATCGCCGGAGAAAAGAGAGCTGCCGGGCGTGCAGCAGCCGGAAAAAGTGATTGAGCGACTCTGGAACCGAATGACTCAACTCTACGGACACAAATGGACTTCGTCCTACGGCGAATTTGACCAGGACGACACCTGGGCGATGGGCCTGGCCGATCTAAGTCTTGACCAAATTAAGACAGGATTCGTGGCGTGTCTTGACTCAGACGAAGAATGGCCGCCGACACTTCCCCAGTTCCGGCAGCTCTGCAAGGAGAGGAAACCTGATGTCACCTACGTGCCTCAGCTTCCCCACCGCTTGTCGGTAGATCAAAAAACGACCGGGCAAGCGGTCATCTCAAACCTAATACAAAAGCTGAAAACCAATGCCAGTTTATGATCTTTCAGAACCTCACGACCGCCTGGCTTTGATGCTTTCGCAGCCGAACCGAGCGCGAATGAAGAGCGTGGCCCACCTGATTGAAAAAAAGTACGGACCCAAGGCAGTGGAAGAACTGAGAAAGGAGTATAAGCGTGTCGTTGCCAACTGAAAGTCATGTGGAAAAATGGCTTACGCAGCTCGGTGAGACCGATGAGGCGATGGCTCAGGCGACGGCCGAGTATTCGGCCGCTAAAGAAAACATAAAAGTTCAGAAGGCCATCGCCACACCTTCGTCAGGAACAAGCATCGAACGGGAACGTGCTGCTTTGACATCGGCGCTCTATAAATTGGCGTTGGAGAAACTGAGAGAAGCCGAGTATCAGAAAATGCTGCTAAGCCTGAAACGTAGGCAATGGGAACTGGGAATAGACGTTTGGCGCAGCCTGAATGCGAATATGAGACATTAATGAAAAAGAAAACAGTTTCCCAGCTCAGAAAAAAACTGTGGGAGCTGACATCAAAATACGTGAGATTGTCTGCCGCCGACAGCTATGGCTTCTGTTTTTGTGTCACGTGTTCGGCAAGATTGGACTGGATCTACGAGGCTCAGGCTGGTCACTTCATTGCGAAGGCTCAAGGCAACGCAACCGCATGGGATTTAAGAAACATCCACGTCCAATGTTATCGCTGTAACATCAATCTTGGAGGAAACGGAGCCGAATATTATCCGTGGATGCTGAATAAATATGGCGAAGATGTAGTAAGCGAATTGCGGCGTTTGTCCAAAACAACAAGAAAAATCACTCGAACTGAGTATGAGGAAATGATCGAAGAAGTGGCGACGAAATTGGCGAGGCTGATAGTGCTTAGAAAAGGTAGTAAACTTGCAGCGTTATGATTGTTGATCACGGACAATTTTTCAGTAAAGAGGAATTACAATGCAGGTGCGGGAAATATTGTGACTATGCTTGCCCGATGGACGCTGATTTTATTCAGCGACTAGACGATTTGCGAGAGCGGTACGGCAAATCTCTGCGAGTCACCAGCGGATACCGTTGCCCGGAACACAACAGCAACGTGTCGTCAACGGGAGCCAGCGGCCCTCATACCACTGGCAAAGCGATAGATTTCGGGGCCTCCAGAGGCGATGCACATGCCTTGTTGGAGATCGCCATGAGCATGAATTTTTCTGGAATCGGGATAGCTCAAAAAGGATCTGGACGATTCATCCATCTCGACGATTTGACCGCCGAAGAAACAAACAACATGCGACCTTGGCTATGGAGCTATTAGATGTTCGGGCTTCAGAAAATAGCCTTGATGGTCATTTTATTCACAACCCTTGCTGGAGCGGCAGGACTCGCATATGTTCAATGGAAGAAATCGGTAATCGAAACCGCCGGAACCAAGGCGACGGCAGAGGCTTTTATGGAGCGAGACAGCTTTGAAAGCGACCAACATAGCGTTGCACTGGAAGAATTGGCGGCGCTCAAAGCCAGAATGGAAACAATCGAGTCTGAGTTTAATAGTTTTGAAGAACTACAAAAACTGGACTGGGATTCGGAACTGCAAACAGATCCAGAGGATTTTGCTGATCGTGCCACTGTTGCTACTGAACGGGTGTTCCACGCTCGACAGCAACTACTTCAAGAGATTTTTGCTCAGTGAAGTGGCTTGCGAGTCACCTCCGGCTTACGTGCCAGGGATCCTGGAGCCGGTGAAATGGCACGCGGTCGCTGGAATTGCGGACAGGAGATACATGGCTTTGACCGGCGATGATTATAAAAATCTGGCGAAAAACGGCGTCGTAATGGAGAAAGCGTTGCGTCAGAGTCACAGCAGGACAGTACATTACAAAGGTTGCATCGAGAGACACAATGCCAAACGACACGAAACAACTGATGAATAACGGGAATCTGATCCCGCAGCTACTGTTAAGCACGTTGTTTATATGTGCTTACGCGGCGCTGGTTTATGTGATCGTGGTCGGTGAGGTTGAGACATCTGACAGCACGATGCCTGTTTTGTTAATCATTGTCGGAAGCCTCACGTCATCAATGACATCGGTTATGAGCTTTTGGTTTGGTTCGTCCAGTGGATCGAAGGAAAAATCGAGGAACGGAAAATGAAAATCGACCTCCAAACAAAATTCCGAAGACGGTTGGAGCGGATTGTCATCAAAATGGCGTCGCTCGGAGATGCCCTGCTGTACATTATGACAGCAACCCTAGTGCTGGGTGGCCTGGAAAAACGGGCCTCAAAGCGGTTTCCGCTGAAGAAAAATGCCGGTTCATAAGGTGAAAGGCGGCTATCGATGGGGTTCGACCGGAAAGGTCTATAAGACCAGGGCGGCTGCTGAACGCCAGGGTCGGGCTGTGTATGCCGCCGGATACAAGGCCAAACCAAGCAAGAAACGTAAAAAATGAAATATCCTCGCCGGATTCGAACGATCAACGGCAAGCGAGTCACCGTCCGCAGCCCGAAGGAGGAAATCTCTGCATTGAAAGAGGCGCGAGAGCGTCTAAAATCGGATTCTAAGACGTTAACGGCCCTTGGGGATGATGAGCTAGGGGTCAGGACTGAACGGTCAGCACAGCGCCTTGAGAAGCGTCTGAGGGCATCAAAAGACCGCTCCAAGGAATGGGAAAGTCTCCTCAAAGAGCGATTGAAAGACGATGACGAGTTAATTTTCCTTTTGTCTTGAGATCAAAAATTTAAGGTTGAGTTAAGTAGTGGACGAAAAAAAACGAAACAAGGGCGGAGCGCCGTTGGGGAATAAAAACAACCTGGGCGGCAAAGATCGCGAGTTCAAGTATGCGTTGCGACGCACCGTCAAGCAATACGAGGAAAAGGGGCTGCCGAGAGGCGAAGCTCTGAATCGAGTCACCGAGAGACTGGTGCAGTTTGCACTTCACGGAGATCCGAAAGAAGCGCTGCCGGCCATGCACCTGATCGCCGACCGAATCGAAGGAAAGGCCGCTCAAGCTCTGCATGCTGAGCCTGGAATGCCGGAACTCATCACGCTCAAATGGGACGAAGAAGATGAATGCTAACTCCCTAGGCTTCAATTCGCTCGGAGTCGTGGGGCCGATGAGACGAATGCTCGAACGTCGTGCCTTTCGAGGTGCTTCGGAAGTACCCATGAGATTCAATGCCCTGATGAAAGAATTTATTTCGCAACCGCAAAGAATGGGCGCACCAACGCAATCGAGAAACACGCTTGGCATTGATCACCCGTTCGCAGAATCACACCCTGCTGCCCGAATGATTTTATCGATGGTGCCCGGAGGTGGCCCAGTGTCAGGTTACACGCAGGAAGATATAGCCACGTTGCAGCTACCAGAAGAAACGCCGTTATTCTCACCGCTCGGATATGACATCACGGATAAAGACTTAGCAAAAGTAGGACTCGCAACCGATGCAATGGATTTTCTGCCGGGGGCAGCGATTGTTGGTGGCATGGCAACTGGTGCGGGACTTCTGGGCCGTGCGCTCAAAAGCAAAAACTACGTCCCGACATCAACCGAGGATGTAGCGTCTGTCCTGCTTGCCTCCGCTCTCCAGCGTCAGGGGCTACTCGATGAGGCAATGGTTGGCGGAGAAGCAGGCGCAGCCGCACTGGCAAGAGTCGGCAATACCGCACCACAACAGGCGATGGAGCTTGCCGAGCAGATGGAGAGTGCAGGGCGTAGCCGTGACGAGATATGGGCGGCGACGGCTGAACTGGGTTATCCGGTGTTTCGTGGCAAGGACGGGAAGCTAAGGTTTGAAATCGACGACAGTGCGGCGCGGACGCGAGGGGTTGATGAGCCGAAAGTAACGCGAGGGGCGCTATGGAAGCCGGAAGACGCTATTGAGCACCCGGAATTTTACGATATGAACCCAGATGCAAGGTTGCTTCAGATAATGGGTTATCAGGGGCAAGGCGGGCGGTACATTCCGAGTGAGGGAAGGATAGAGATAGGCGCAAGTCGTAGTACGTCGCCACTAGAGTTTAAGTCCACTGGGCTGCACGAACTACAACATGCCACACAAGGGGCAGAGGGGTTTGCTAGGGGTGGGACTCCTGAGATGTTTACTGTGCCGCGTGATGCGGCAGCGGCTCGTGTTAATTTTCTCAATAGTGAACTAAGCCGGATTGCGAAAGAGTTAGATGTGGTGCGTGCGGATTACAGCGGCAACATGGCGACACGGGCGAAAAGCATAAAAGCATTAGAGGCGGATTACGATGCTGTGATGTCGCAAAAGATGGATATGTGGGATGCGTCAACGAAAGATCCATACGATATGTACCGCGCTCTCGCAGGCGAAGCTGAAGCCCGCCAAGTACAAGCCCGCATGGACATGACACCAGCAGAGCGGGCAGCTAATCCGTTCTATGCTGATTACGATGTACCCGAAGCAGATCAGATCGTGCGTTACGGCGATAGCCCGAGTGCAATGGTGGCCTACCACGGCTCCCCGCATAAATTTGGCGTATTAGATCCCACCAAGATAGGCACAGGTGAAGGCGCTCAGGCTTTCGGGCATGGATTGTATGTAGCTGAGAATCCAGACACAGCAAAAATGTATATTCCAGACCGCAGTTATGTGGGAAGACATATGCAAGGCCAACCGATTGAAACTGAGTTTGACGCTAAGTGGATAGCGCAAACAGCAGTTGATGAACATGGTGACAATGCGTTAGAGCATTTGCAAAATGTGTTGAAACAAAGAAGTTACAGCAAGAATCTAGCGCAGAAAAAATCAAACGAACAAGTTAAAGACGCCATTAACATGGTTACTAAGGGGGAGGTTAAGCGCAGCGGTCACTTCTACGAAATAGATGTCCCCGATGAAGACATAGCCAAGATGCTGGATTGGGATAAGCCGTTGAGTGAGCAGAGTGAGCAAGTGCGGGTCGCGATTGATAATATGAGGCAGAAACAAACTGTAGCGCGTGCGCGACTGAATGAAATCGAAAAAGATTACGTTAATATCATTGTCGGCGGTACAGACGAGCAAATTTCGGCCATCAATAAAGAAGCTGCGGCACTTAATAAGATTGTAACCGCTCGCCTGGATATGGATTTGTCGGGCGCTGATTTTTACAGGGGCTTGTCGGCAGAGCGAATTAAAACGAGCGGCGGGCCAGGTTCGCGGGCCGGATATCCTAGAGGCAACGAAGCCACCTCGACCGCCTTAAGCGAAGCCGGCATCCCCGGCATCAAATACTACGATCAAGGAAGCCGAGGAGCCGGAGAAGGCACCCGCAACATGGTGCTATTCGATGACTTAGCCAAACGCGCCAAAGTCCTGAAACGCAATGACGAGGCAATAGCGCAGCCATCAGTAGATTTAAGAAAACGTGACAACATGTGGGAATTATCAAAAATAGAAACTCCTTTAGAGTTGCGCGGGAAGGGGTTAGCTGACGCTGAACTTACAAAAATATTAGAAGAAGCAGATGCGGCAGGCGTACCAATCGGGTTAACTCCATCAACAGCTTTTGGGGCAAATAAAAACAAGTTAACAAAATGGTATAAACGTCATGGGTTTGTACCAAATAAAGGCCGTAATAAAAACTTTTTAACCCGAGAATCAATGATACGTCACCCTAGAAAAATAAATGATAAGCCTATTGGCGGTTTGTTAGGTGCCGGTAATTAAAATCCCATACCGACCCCGCCCACTTCAGGCGGAGGCGCATAACCGGAAACAGCGTTTCGGATTGCTCATTTGCCATCGTCGTTTCGGCAAAACGGTATTCGCCATCAACGAACTCATCAAACATGCCGCTCTCTGCCCTCACACGGCCCCACGTCTCGCGTACATCGCTCCCCTCTACCGTCAGGCCAAGTCTGTAGCCTGGGACATGCTGAAGCATTACAGCCGGGTAATACCAGGGATCCAGTTCAACGAAGCGGAGCTGCGTGCAGACCTTCCCAACGGGGCGAGAATACAGCTATTCGGAGGCGATGCGCCGGACACCCTTCGAGGTCAGGGCTTCGATCTGGTCGTGATGGACGAATACGCGCAGATGTCCGCACGACTATGGCCGGAAGTCGTGAGGCCGGCACTCGCGGACAGAGAAGGCAGGGCGATATTTATCGGGACTCCGATGGGCCATAACGCATTCTTCGAACTGTACGAAACCGCCAAAAACGATGATGACTGGTATGTCCGAATCCACAAGGCCAGTGAGACTGAGTATGTCTCTGCCACCGAGCTGGATGCAGCCCAAAAGGTAATGTCTGAAAGTCAGTACGCCCAGGAGTTTGAGTGTAGTTTCACGGCAGCGGTACAGGGAGCCTATTACGGGCGGCTTTTGGAGGAAGCAGAGCAAGAGCGACGGATCGGGAAAGTGCAACACGACCCCGGATTGCTGGTCGAAACGTGGTGGGATCTGGGAATCGGGGACAGCACCGCAATCTGGTTCGCCCAGAGAAACGGGCCTGAGATACGACTAATCGATTACTACGAAGCCACGGGAGAAGGATTAGCCCACTATGCGAATGTCCTGGAGGAAAAAGCCAGGGCGGGGAAATGGAAATACGACAAGCATGTCTTTCCCCACGATGTGCGCGTGAGAAGCCTCGACACTGGCAGAACCCGAGTCGAAGCCCTGGAAAGCCTTGGGATTGAAGCAGAAATCATGCCGCAGCAAAAAATAGAGGATGGCATCGAGGCCGTTCGAAGACAGCTACCGAATTGCTGGTTTGACGATCTGCATTGTAAACGAGGCATAGATGCGCTCCGGCAATACCGTGCCGAGTACGACGACAAGCGCAGGACATTCAGGCTCAAGCCCGTCCACGATTGGTCATCGCATGCCGCCGATGCGTTTAGGTATGGGTGTTTGTTCACGCCAACAGTCTCAGGATGGGAACCCCTGGAATACTCCAACGCAGGAATAGTCTGATGCAGAGTATGGAGAGACCGTGATAAAAAGGGGACCATTATTTAAGGCGTTGATATTGATTGCGTTATTGTCTGGATGTATCAGCGCCAGCGTTCCCCCCGAGCCGCCGAAGACGATTGACGAATTAGCGGCCCAGCTCGACGAGCACGGGAATCAAAAGGTCAAGTTGTTGTTCGTCCTCAGTGCCAGGACCGGGACGATCAACGAACTAAACAATACGTCCAACCATCAATTCTCTGTCGAAAAGGCCGATTTGACTCGTTTGGTGGCGTTCACCGACCGGCCTGACAGATATGCTTTCGATCTGTCAATACCGATGTTCAAAGCCTTATGGGGCGGCGGGAAGGATAGTTTTGCCATAGATCCTCCCAACGCGGTGCTTGTCGATGACAGCGGGAGAATAGGCATCACGATGTTGACCGGCTTGATTGATGAGCCTGACAACCTGACCCTGAGACTGGACAGAAATGCTTACAGGACGATTGATTCTGGCGAATCCCTGCTAGGAACAGAGCTGCAAAATCCCGTATTAGTCATCGACGCCTCGATCTTGACAGCCGCAGGACTGGCGGGATTGCTCAGGGCAGGGGCGCAAGCGTGCGTTCAGGTCGAGTGCTATTGGGCTTTGGCGGGCGGGTAAATGGAACTAAGCAGAACAAACCCATCCGAGGAATACACCTGGTGCCTGAGCAATTACACTGAGCTGCATCAGGGCGGAAAACTTTTTGATGGCCGCAGCCTAAAAAAATTCATTCGGCTGCTGAATGGCCTAATTAAGACCAATCGATGTGAAACCTTGCTTGACTATGGTAGCGGACAGGGAATGCTGTACGGGCCTCATTTCGCTGTTCTGACGGGCCTTATCGACAAACCCTTGGCCGACTACTGGGGCGTTGACGTCGATCTGTATGAACCTGGGTTGCCAGAGCATGAGTCGCTACCGGACAAGCTATACGATGCGGTGATTTGTACCGATGTGCTGGAGCATATTCCAGAGAGCGATTTGGGATGGGTTATTGATGAAATCCTGGAGCGCAGCAGCAAGTTCGCATTTTTGAATATAGCGACATTCCCTGCGCTTAAAACCTTCAAGGACGGAACAAATGTCCATGTGTCGGTTTTTAGCCCGAATATATGGCTGGATTTGCTCGCGCAAAAAGACAGCAAAACACCCATCTATGTCTATTTTGACGTGATTGACGATAATCGAGTGGCCTATGAAGGATTCAAGGTCGAGGGGAAAAGGACTATGAGGCTAGGCCCACTCAGCCAAGAGCAAACACAATGATCGCCTGGAAGGACGAACTACCTGATGGCCTGATCCGTGACGGCAGTTCCGACACGATGAGCTTCACCCTGGATAGCAGCGGTGAGTGGGAGGAATCCAAAAGCTACCCTACGGTGGGCAGCACGGTGAAGGTCAGTGGTACGATCACCTCGCCGGATGGCACCTGGAATATCAAAGTGAGTTCGAGCCAGGGTTGGAAAAAGGAATATGATAACGTGCCAACGGGCCAGAGCGAGTCTTTTTCGATCAAAACGAATTTTGGCTCTACCAGAGTCACAATAAAAATACGGAAGTTCGGACGACCTCAGCCCATATGGTCAGTGAACGGTGCTGCGGATGAAGGTTTGCAGGGCACCTTCAAGATAGACTACTAATGGCTAAGAAAGCGCCCAATCCATACGTCTATTCAGCCACCCTGGTAAGAATCATTGACGCCGATACATTAGACTGCGATATTGACTTGGGATTTGATGTCTGGATACGCAAACAACGGGTTAGGTTCAGGGGAATCGACACGCCGGAATCCCGGACGCGCAATTTAGAAGAAAAAGCGTTGGGACTTGCGGCGAAAGAACGTGTCAAGGAGCTGATACAGCAGAAATTCATGCTTGAAACGTACAAAGAGCGCGGCAAGTTTGGTCGGATATTGGGCGTTCCGCTGACGGCGGATAACAGAAGCGTGTGCGACGTGTTGATAAAAGAAGGCCACGCACGGGAGTATTTTGGCGGCAAGAAGGTGCCTTGGGTTAAAGAGGATTAAAGATGGCGGGATATAAGTTTGAAAACCCGAATCCCTTTCATTTCGATACAGGGCGTGGAGTATTGGGCCTAGAAATAAATCCTGCGGATTTGAATCTGTTCTACAACGACGAAACAGGATTAGATGCAAGCATCGGAACCAATTTAGAAGGGGTATTTTCAGGGCAGGTTCCCCCTTTCTTTGGCGAAGCGAGGATGCCGTTGCTTGGCGGGACGCTCGGGATAGGCGGGACGTTTCCTGTTGGCGGGTATAGGCCGGAGGGCCAAATCAGCTATCGGGTGCCTCTTGAGGTTCTGGATAAATTAGAAAATCCATTTATCCCGTCAGCCTTAAAAGAAAAGTTAATGAGACCGTTCAGATAATCAAGGAACACCGATGGCAGAGAAATCACAACCTGTATCTGATGATCAAATAGCGGCTATTTGCCGGAGCCAGATCGACGCTTCGGCGGGTTACGCTGGCGGTGAGATCAGCAACGAGCGTGCTGAAGCCCTTGACTACTACTACGGCGAACCCTATGGCGATGAGACCGAAGGCCGATCCCAGATAGTCACCAGGGAGGTCATGGAAACGGTTGAGTGGATATTGCCTTCACTGACGAGAATTTTCACCGATGTCGATAATATGGTTCAGTTCGAGCCGGTCAATGAAGACGATATTGAACAAGCCAAGACCGAAACCGAGGTCTGCAATTACGTTTTCTGGAAACAGAATCGCGGTTTCTATAACACCTACACGATGCTCAAGGATGCGCTGCTATCGAAAACCGGCATCCTAAAAATCTGGTGGGACGATGCCGACGAAGAATCGAAAGAAGAATATGAAGGGCTTGATGAGCTTCAATTGGGCGAGCTATTAAACGATCCGTCTGTCGAGCGGGAAATACTGGAGTTCGAGGAAACACTTGAGGGCTTCAATGTTGTCTTTAAGACGACAAAGCTCCGGGGTCAGATCAGGATCGAGCCAGTGCCGCCAGAGGAATTTGGGATCGCCCGATACGCCAGAAGCCCTTACGTAGAAGATGTCAATTTCTGCTATCACCGAACACAGAA